CATCTGGGTCTACAGTCGGCTCTGCTGGTTCAGAAACAGGCTCTTCGCCTCCCTGCTCAAAAGAGAATACATCATTCTTAGCCTTGTCTATAAATTCTTGATAATCTTCAAGATTGCCAAAAAGTTCAATTCTACAATTTTCATCCATACCAGGAGTTACATCATCTGATAAGATTGTAACCCCTAGATAATCAAACTTTGTTATGTGGAATATTGAGTCCATGTCGATATGTCCGTCCTCAACAGATAGTTCCACACTTACACACTTACCATTGGTTTTTTCAATCAATTCAAGTGTTTCGTTTGAATAATCCTTGTAGATATAACCATTACAAGCGGCATATATCTTGCCATCTTTTGAAATATATTCCACCTTAGTTGATTCAGGGATAATTCCTACAGGTCTTTCAAGATATGTAGTCTTTACGCCATCTTCACTAAGAGTGATTTCAATTTCATGTCCTGCAAAGTCAAACTCACCATTTTCATCTTTTCTTATATAAGCCAAGATTGGTTTGTTTTTTAAGCTAGGCTCTGCCATCTTAATAGCATCCATGCTTATGCTTGAACTGTTTCTATTCAAGTCATCATGTAACAAAGTTAGCTTTACAGGTACTAGATTTGAACTGATTGGCTCTGTAGATTGAGAAAATAGACAACTCATGTTTGCTCTTTTTTTCAAAATCTGCACCTCCAATTTATTATTGTTTTTGAATATAAAAAAAGTAGGGGATAACCCTACAGGAATAGCTTGTTAGTATAAACTAATTTCTTTTTTGTTTCTTCTGAAAGCTCGTTGTATTTTCCTAAATTTAAAAATAAATATAGTGTTTTTCTTTTTTCTTGTGGATACTTAATCAATTCCTTGTACCCAGCTTTTATCATATCCTCACGATTTTCAGATATTACATACATTTTCATTGTACCTCCTAATCTCCTTGCTCACTTATAGAGGTAGAACTAGGATTGTCAGCATTTGAAGGTCTGCCACCACTACTAATTGTATGTGATGTCAACATTGGATTCATATATTCTTCTAAATCAAGTAATGATTCACTATGTAGAATATTAAGAGCTTCCAATGGACTAAATCCTTGTGTTGCTAAATATTTCTTCTTAGAGCCATAAACAGCAAGATTTTCTCTTTCTGTCTGAATGGCTTTTTGCTTATTGTAGTAGGAAGTTTCAATAAATTTGACTCTCCAACCACCTTTTTTAAACTTTTGTCTAAGCTCATAATTAAACCATTTTTCTAAAAGCCCCTGTATTTCAATAGGGACAAGTGTGTCTATGATAGAACTTAGGATAGTAGACTCATTGGTTTTAGAATTACCATTAAATAAGTCATCTGAAATACCCGCATTGTCATATACAGCCTTCTTTATATTATTTGAGTGTTCATAAGTCTTTAACTTGTTATCTCCTAATGGAATAGATTTTAAATCCATAGGAGTAGATACAACAGCAATACCATCTGGTAAAACACTCTTAATTGACTGGTGATAGTTGTAGACAACATCTCCACCCATTACCATTTTCCCATCTTTATCTTTTGGGATTTCTTGATGTAGTAATTTATAATTATCTAACTTGTTATTTAGGTTATCTAAAGCTTCTGCATCAGCAAGATTCATTAGCCCTGCAAACAAATGGATATAATAAGGCAGCCCTTTGCTTTCCCATTGATTTAACTGAAAGCCAGCCCCACTATCACCAACTATATAGTAATTGTCAACAAAATCACTTAATTGTTTCTTATCACTTGCTGTTTGGAATCTTCGTCTTGCACTAATTATTTCTTCTGGGAAGTAATCTATCTTATCATCTGTTATCTTCGATACATCAATGCCATATCTAAAGATACCAAATTCATCTAAGACCAACATCTTACATATCTTTTGTGGCATTTCTTGTATCAAAATACCATCTCTTGTTTCTCTCTTGTAGATGTACACCTCACCATTTTGCAATAGCCTTTTAGTTAACCACCTATTTAAAGTCTTTATTCCATATCTTTCTAAGTATTGAGCGACCTTTAACTCGTCTTTCCATATAGATTCTTTATCTTTATACTTAAAACTGTCAGTAGGGTAGATGTAATGGTCTTGTGTCAAGATAAGGGACTTGTAGTTTATAAACTCTTTTAGCATACCATTAAGTTGAGTCATCTTTACAGAAACATCTTGTAATGCGTCTACATTTGAAGATGGGTTACTCAATAGTCTACTTAACTGTGCTGGAGTAATGTTTGATGGTCTATAATAAGACTTATTTGCTTTTTCAATACTTCTGATTCCAGTAGAATCCGTAACTCTTGATGCGAACATTATATGTTCATCTGATATAAACCTGTCTACAACTTCTTTATCTTCGGTCTTTTCAACTTCTTTGTTTTCCACTTTTTCACTTCCTTTCTAACAGAAAAAGATAAATTCATCTACTTTTTTCTCTGATTTCCTTTTTTCCTCTATAATTTGCTCACATAGATAATCAGCGTATGCAACGCTCGAATATCTATCTTTTCTTGCTGTATTCTTTTCTTTAATCTTAATCTTACCATTCAATACATCATAATCAAGATTTACCAACTCCCCAATAAGTAGGGTAGTTTGAGTGAATGGTAATAAGAGTTTTGCTTGTTCTTCTCCAGATAGAGAAGCTAACCCTATGGTCTTACCAAGCAATTCTTTTATATTTATCTCATTGTCTGGCAATAAGAATTTTTCACTTAAAAAATCTGATTTTAGCTTAATCGCCATCTCGTGATTTGAGTCTAAAGAAGCCTTCATGGCATACATTAAAGCTATAGCACCATCATCATTTAATTCTCCAAAATCACAATCACCATCTCTATTATATGAAGTCCATGCTGGATAGGTTATACCTCTTTCATTATCATAAATTTCTTTTGTTAGCTCATTAAATACTGTCATACCAACACCGTGAGCATCTATAATCATTCTGTCGCAGCCAAAGTCATAGAATAACTGTTTAAGCCTTAATGCCTGAAACTCTGCTTGAAGTCCATTATATGATTCCATACAAACCAATTCTTTCTTCCATGTCTTTCCGTTAGGTATAAGCCTAACAAGACTGTAAATAGAGTTGTCATTGATTTTACCTGCTTGTAGGGCTATATCGGCTGATAAGATTCTTATTTCATCCTTAACTCTAGGAATTTCCCAAGATTTTACTTTCTTATCTTTTTCAGACACCCATTGAGCAGAGTCTGGTGGATAGAATGCGTCTGTAATTCTTCTACACTTATCTACTTCATCAAGTTTAAAGAAAGCATTAGAATTTTCCCCAAAGAATACTGCTTCTGTTTCCATAAGAAAACTTATAGCATCCATTGTTTCTCTCAATTCTTCAACCCTAGATTCACTAATTAATCCTTCTCTTATTGAAGTTGAAACTGGAACATTAATAACAAAAGTCTCTTGCCCTTTCGACATCTTTTTTATAAAAGGACAATAATAGTCTTGATAAAAATAGTGAGCCTTTAACCAGGCAGAAGTCAGATAAATTGTCTTATTCTCATATTCTGAATAAGTACTCCACTTTGGATTCTTCCTATAATTGTATTGAGGAATGTTATTCAAGAAAGGTTGACAAACGCTTTCAAGAATATTTTTGTCTACCTGAACTGACTCATCAACTATAAGAATTGTCGCTCTTATACCTCTACGATTAACACTTGCATTGGTCGCTAAAATAGTAGACCCATTTTTAAAAGCCACTATTTTTTGGTCTTGTTTGGATTGAAATTCTTTAATCTCTTTCCTAAGCATAATTGACATGTTGCACAATTCTTTTTCGATTTTTGAATTAACCAACTCCATAGCCTGACTCTTTGTGGCACAAACTATAACTATTTTTGAGTTAGGGTAGAGAATAGCCATACAACAGGCGAATACTGCTGTTAAGAAAGACTTTCCAACTCCTCTTGTTCCTATAAAAATACTATTTGTATTCTTATCAAACTCGTAAATAATCATTTCTTGAAACCATTTTAACCTGATTCCTAGATAATCTTGAGCGAACCTGTGAGGGTTTTCTCTCCAAAACATAACCCATTCTTTAAGAGACTTTTTATAGGCTGTTTCTTTGTTAGAAGGAATAGTTCTTCTTTTTTTTGTTTTAGAATGGAAATTCCACTCTTGTTTATTCTTAGCCATTACTTAAGCACCCCCAGAGATTTGTACATAGTAGAAATCATTTCTTTTTGTACTAACTCTCCAATACCATCTGTATCAACCCATTTACTATCTTTAGTAATGAGTGGTGCATTTTCAGTAATACCCTTGATAAACATTCCGACCAACACCTCATCTGATTGAGCAGAATTATCCTGTGTTGGTTTTAGTTTGGCGTCATTCATAATCTTCTGCTGGATATTGGTAATGTCATTTACTGTCTTTTGGTCTCCAGCTTCTCTTGCTTTTCTTATAGCCAACTCATTTAAAGAGTAGTGCATATAAAGGTTTTTTTCTATAGGAGTAGTCCCAGAGAAAGTATCTAATAATTCATTGTACTGATTTTCTAAAAAGTATAAATCAGCCTTATCATATTTTTCTCCCCATCTTTTTATAACATCTTTTGTAACTTTGAATTTGCTTATTTCATCATCAATTCCTGCACTCATAAGACCACCTCTCTCCATAAGCTTAGTTATGGACTCAACTGTGTCTTTTTTGTTGGAAAACGCTCCCTTTCTTCCGACCTTATTCATTATCCCATCCATGTAATTTTGCAATGTTAAGTCTGGGTCTTTGCTAGAAATTATCTCTCTAGCAAGGTCTATATAGAACGGAAAGTCAAAATTCAAACACAAGTGCATTAATGCAAGGATATAATCTCCTTCATACATGACTATTAACTCTCTATATCTACTGATTAGACAAGTCTTGCAAATAGGGAAGTATCCGTCTGAATTGTAAAGGCTATTATTAGTCCAGTAAAATTCAGCCATTATCTTATCTTCCTTGCAAGCACCACATCTTGTGATTGAGGAATAGTCTGGATTTATTTTATCTCTTGATTGTTGTTTCAAATTCTCTCACTTCCTTTCTATGCAAATAGGGGAGTGGATAACTCCCGATACGAAAACTCTCTCAAAAACCATTTTATTAAGAGACTTTTACTTTGTTATACATCACTATATAACTTTCTTCTTAAATTAGAGTTATAAGAAGTTTACAACTCTAATAAATAAAAGACTTAAATTCCCGTGTATCGAACGGTACTAATAAATATTTATAACCTAGATAGGTTTACTGCTGCATTAAAATCACGATTTATCTTAATACCACAGCAATCACATTCGTAAATCCTATCATTTAATCTTAAATCAGATTTCTTATTTCCACAAACACTACATATCTTAGAGCTAGGGAAAAACTGTTCTGCTAATTGAAATCCTATACCATAAAACTTACACTTATACTCTAAAACACGCCTGAACTCATAAAATCCACATTGAGATATTTCTCTTGAAAGTTTTCTGTTTTTAAGCATATTAGAAACCTTTAAATACTCAACAACTATCTTACTTGGTTTGGTTTTCACCAAATAAGCTGTTATTTGATGTATATAATTACGTCTAATATTAGCCAACTTCCTATGTGTAATTTGTATTTGAGTTATAACTTTTCTTCTATTATTACTACCTTTCTTACACCTAGACAACTTACGATTAAGTTTCTTTAACCTCTTATACAAGAGTCTACAATACCTAGTTTTATTGATATTATCAAAAAACTGATTATCACTAGTTGTAACAAAAGTTTTTATTCCAAGGTCTATACCTAAAGGTCTGTTTTTACTAAGGTCTTCTTTATAATCTTCAACCTCATAAGAAAAAGTTATATACCAGTACTTATTATCAAAGGCCACTCTTGGATTTAAATACTTATCTAAAAGAGGTATTTGTTCTACAGTTTTTATACTACCAATTTTTTCTATATGGCAGCCATTTTGTGTTTTGTGAAAAGTTTCATAGTTAACATAAAAGCTATCTTTAAAATTTTTCTTTTTAAACTTAGGTTTACCAGCTTGACCCTTAAACATCTTGTTATAAGCATTTTGACAATCCTTACAAGCTTGTTTTGGTATATTAGCTGAAACATCTTTTAACCAAGAGTATTCATCAGTCTTTTTTAATAAAGTTATTTCTTTTCTGATGTATCTTTCATTAATAAAAGTATCAGACTCATTGTTTCTTGATAGCATATAGTTATAAGACCATCTAGCTGTACCAGCAGACCTCTTTAATGCAATTACTTGTTCAGGTGTTGGTAATAACATTATTTTCTTACTTAACATCATTGTACTTCACCTGCTTTATTAAAGAAGCTGTCTTTTTACTTCTACTACCATATAACCTATTTGCAAAAACAGTTATTATTTGAACTAAATCATCCGTCAATTCTTGTTCTTTAGAAACTGTTGTATTATCAATAATTTCTATTTCAACATCATTAATTCTACAAACTTCTTCTATAAGTTCGAAGCCAAATCTAGCTAGTCTATCTTTGTAAAGAATAACTAACTTCTTAATTTCTTTATTACAAATCATCCTAATTAGTTTCTTAAGACCTTCTTTCTTATAATTAAGTCCAGAGCCTATATCAGTTATTAACTCAAAAGAGTAACCTTTAGTATAAGCGTATGTTTTTAAGTTTTCAATTTGCTTGTCCAAATCATCTATTTGCTTTTTGGTTGAAACCCTAGCATATAGGACGATTTTTCTATCGTCAATATCACTATCAACGTTTAAATATTTATCAATCTGTTCATCAGAGTAGTATCTATATCCATTATCTAAAACCTTAGCTGGTTTTAAGTAACCAGTTTTATCCCAAGTTCTTAAAGTGGATATACTGACACCAATCTCCTTTGAGAATTTACCTATGCTCATTAACATCTATAATCAACTCCTTATATATTATTATAATTATATTATAACAGAGTTTTTAACATATGTCAATAACAAAGTAAAAGACTATTTAGTTTTTAACAGAGTTTTCTCATTCGCTATAGTTCGCAACTACTATAACCGCCCCACTGTTACCAGCGGACATCTAGTACTTTCATACTAGCGTAGACTATTTGGCTACCTCTTAGGTAAAACCTAAGCGATATTGCATTTTTCCTCCACCTGTATATAGAGACATGTCTCATGTCTAATAAATAGACCCTATATACGCTTGGTGGTTTTACTTTCCTCAGTTTAACCTGAGTTATCTCTATTTACGAGGATGACTCCTAATCATCTAGTCGTTGAGGGTCTCCCATATCTATAAAAGACTTAGGGCTTTCCCAGCTAAACACCGATTAAAGTAGTTATACTTTTATTCTTATCTTTAAATATAACGTATCCTTAGCACTACAAACTATTTACTGTTCGCTATTTATATAAGATGTAAATAATTCATAGCTTTTATTTCAGCATAGACCATCTCTATTATTTATTTCTAGGTTTCCCTAACCATTCAGCTTGTCGTTTCCAACTACTGTTTAGGTAAATAGAACTTTACGGTTTCAAAGCTTTTAACGCAAGGCACTCACAAATTTCCTTGTAAGCGGGGTTTTCTAACTCTACACAAAATATATTAATTTATAA